CATATGCACTAATCATTACTAATTCGTTCATATTCATCTGTCCTTTCCTTTATGATTGCCTCTAGCTTTCTTTTTGTTTCTTTTGCAAACACTCCATGTGCTAAGTTTTCGTGGCAATATCTACACAAACACGCTAGGTTATTTAATTCACTTGTACCGCCTCTACCCCTAGGTAATATGTGGTGTACCTCTGTAGCAGGTGTTCCACATATTACACAACACGGATAGCCATCTATACTATCTCGTTCTATGGCTTGTGGTCTTGTTGTTTTGTAGAGTTTATCGTCATTCCTTTTTCGTTTGTTCACTCTCCCACCCCTCTATGAGTGATTGAATGTACTCACTAGGTTCTAATTTGATACCTAGTTGTTCACATTCATCTGTTAGACAATCAATAAGCCTTGCCATTTCTTTTGTGTTATAAACGCTGCTGCCGTGGTAGCACATGATATTGTGATACCCCTTTAGGTTTTTACACTCGCCAGCATCTTCTGCTATCCATCCGATGCCGTGTGCTTGCCATATTTGAACGTATCTATCTATGGCATCCTCACGGACTGGAACATATGTGAAATGTCCACAGTCTTTTATAGCTTTTTTGTACACATCTTCTTTTGTTGTGTAGCTATTTTTACTTAGTTCAAGTGCAATCTTCTGTGCTATAAGCCAGCAATAAGAATTGGCATTTAGACTTCTTGATTTAGTTTTACGTTTGATTTCTACTGTGTACTCTTTGTCAGTAGTAATCTTTTGTAGATCATTGTCATGTGGTGCTGGTATTACTACCATTACACCTAATGGACTACGGAGTGTTTCAATATTACTTGTTGTCCACTTCATAACCTTTTACCCAGTCATAGAGTTTTGACATTTGATTTCTTGTAATGTTATCAATCACACCAACACCAAACATTTCTGTTAGTTGGTGCGCTACTTGCTCTTCATTTAACCCATGTTCATTAGCCATCTTCAATATGATTGCGTATGCATTGTGAGGGTCAAATTCTTTTTCTTTCTTTTCTTTTTCTGCTGCTGCATTGATTTTCGTATCTTGTAAACCTCGGTATACATCAGCACCTACACCAATCATTTTTGCTGCAGTACCTAATGCATCGGTAACCGCCATCTTGAATGCCTCATCGTTTCCGTGGTAACCATTTTTGTCTTTATAAATTAAGAAATCACCACCATAACCCGGAATTGGTTTACTCCATTCATCGCCATCTTTGATGTATAGATTTACTTTTACATAAAGCATCGTTTCGCCAGTAGCCTCTACTAATACTTGTTCCGTATCTACAATGTCAAAGTGCCAACCAACACCACACATACCATAAACTTCGGTTAATATTTCCCATCTCCATTGTGGAGAAATATCATACTTACCTTTTAGTTTCCCAAAGTCAATTATCTTTAACGCTGATTGCGGTACAGTTTTTACCGCATTATATCTACTATCCATCTATACCTCTTTATATTTGTAACCACGCATTTCTAAGAAATCAGTTAAATCTTTTGCATCATCTTCTGTTAAGTCATAAACAGTTACTGTAAAACCAGTTTTAGTTTCTACAACTTCGCTTGGTTCAACTGTTTCATTTGTGATGCTTGCTCGTGCAGCATCTTCCATTTCGTTACGCTCTGCAAATTTTGCATTGATTAATTCTCTAGCTTGATCTAGTGGCATATCTTTTACTGCATCCCAACATTCATTAAATGTGATTGGTGTTGCAAGTTCGTATTGTTGGTTGCAAGTATCTACAACAAACTCAATCATGCCTTTTTTCTCTGATAAGATTTGTTTATAATCATCATCTGATTGTTGACGCTTTGAGATTTCAATCATCATTCCCTCAATGGAAATTTCAATATCTTTCATCTTTGCAGTTTTATTTAACCAGCGTTTATCATGTTGAAGTTGATTTGCGTATTCTTCACGCACTCCATATTTCTCAACCATCTTTTCGATAAACTTATTGATGGCATCTGTTTTTGCTTGTGCCTCTTTTTCGTCAAAGTATTTGATTTGTTCTGCAAGTGGTTTTTCTGCATCGTAAACAACTTTCAATACTTCGTTTACTTCTTCCTCAAACAATTCGATAGGTCTTTTGAGTTCACGTTTTTTCTCTTTACAGAATTTATCAAGCGTTGTTCTGTATTTAACAATTTCATTTTTAGCACTTACCATGTCTTTATAGTTATCTTCTGTAACTACAAGTCCTTTGTATTTTTCTAACTGTGCTTCAAAATAATTTTTAATTTCGTCTTTATTCCATTTGAATACTTGTTCGTTTTGACTAACAATAGGTGTTAAATTAATTTCCATTTAATTCTCCTTATATCTGTGATAAAATATAAGTAGAGATATTTCACATACTCTCTACCAAGTCCGCTAAACTTCTTCTACACTTTTCACTAGCGGACTTTTTTATTTTCATAAAAAGCTATTTCTTCTTCCCATTTACTACTTAGTAACCACATCGTTACACCTAATAGGCTTTGACAAATGAATGTCCACATATCGATGTTATCTAGTTCTAAGCTACCCATACCGCCTACCACTAATACTGCTGATATGATTTTCATTCCATAACACAACTTAATCATTTAAATCTTCTCCTACGATCACTAGCATTTGGCTGGTGATTTTTTTTATTTCACTCTTTAACTTTTTATTTTCTTGTCTTAGGCTTTCCACCTCGCTTTGTAGTTTCCTATAACCGATTGCGTTATATTCATCTTCAACACCAGCTAATGCTTCAACCTCTCTTTTGCTAAATTTCACACCGCTTATCGGTAACTGTGTTAGCTTTCCATCATTTCTTAGGTTGTATACAGATGTTGTTGAGATTTGTAACAGTTCGGCTACTTGTTCAACTGTGTATACCAGACTCTCCATATATCACTCTCCTATAGAAATTACAGTTTAACTGTAATTTTAGTGTAAAAAAATATTACAGAAAAATAATTCTGTGGTACGGAACACCATATAAATTTTCAATCTTTTTCAATACATGAACATCAGGAGAAGATTTCCCTTTCTCATAGTTGATTAGCGTGTATTCGCTAATCCCCAGCATTTCTGCTGCTTTCTTTTGAGTTAGTCCAGCATTTACTCTAGCTGCTTTTAAGGTCATTCCATCTTGAACAAATGTTTCTTGTGTCAATTTATCACCTCGCTTTATCTATTTGTTGATTGTATTGTATTACAGTTAAACTGTAATGTCAACAGTTTTTCTGTAAAATCTAAAAAAAATAATTGATTTTTTTACAGTTTAAATATATGATATAGATAGTAAATAAAAATTTTAAAAATCACAGTGAGGTAAAAAACAATGAGTGATTTAGGAAATAAAGAAATATTCGCTAAAAACCTAAGATATTATATGAATTTATATAATAAAACTAGAAATGAAGTAGCCAATGATAACAACGTGTCATATACAACTCTTGCTAGTTGGTTAAATGGTGATAACTATCCACGCATTGATAAGATTGAAAGATTAGCTAATTATTTTAGAGTGAATAAAGCTGATTTAATAGAAGACAAATATTCTGACAAAGAACCATATTATAATGATCCATCCGTTACAGAATACGCACAAGCGGTAAAAGATAACCCAAATCTTAAATTACTCTTTGATGCAAGTAAAGATATGTCCAAGGATGATATTGATTTTGTAATCAACACTATTGAAATGTTAAAGAAACGTGAGGGCAAATAATATGGAACTACTATTCTCTGTTATATCTATAGTTGCTTATTTCTTTGGTTATCCTACTGTTGCAGGTGTTGTAGGTATCTTAGCCACTATATTTTTTGTATCATTTTATTCTAAACGAGATAAATCTTATGAAGTTTTTGCTCCGTGGTTAATCATTTCAATTCTACTAAATATATTATTTATTAATTACAAACCTAATTTTGTGTTAAGTATCGGAATAGTTTCCTCTATGTCAATATGGATAACATCTGTATTAGCTTGGATATTACATTCAATCACAAATAAATAATGCGAAAATTTATACACATATAATGAGATACAATACTCCCATAAGGGGGTTAAGTATTATGAATATAGTTTTGATTTACACTAAGTTAAGACCTACACAAACTGCGGTATTAAAACTAAACGATGATGGTACTTACACCATTCTCGTTAATAGTGATAAACCTGTTGATGTACAACGTAAAGGTATACTTCATGAGATAGGTCATATATTAAATGATGATATGTATAGTCATGCTCATATTGATTTAATCGAACGCATGGCACACGCAAGGGAAATAGAGTTTGAGGGCATCAACTTCTACACACATATATTATGAGGTGAATTATGCAATACAATTTCACTATCAGAAAAAAGGATAAAGGGTTTCAAATCATAGTCGCATACAAAGACGGATATAAGTGGAAACAGAAATCTAAACAGGGTTTCAAAACTAAACGTGAGGCTAAAGAATATGGACACGTTATCGTAAAGGAATTAGACAAAACCGCACTCTTAACCAAAGATGTAACCTTGAAAGAATTAACTTTCAAGGAATTTGCGGATATGTTTCTCCAAATAAAAAAGGCACACATTACGCATAGTACTTTAGTTATGTACAATCACGCTATATGTGCTTATAAGTCAATTCACGATATGAAACTGTCTGATATTAAACCGCTACACATTCAGAACGTAGTAAATAAAATGGTTACATCGCCTACTACAATTAACACATATTACAAAGTGATTAGTCGGATATTCTACATAGCGATAAACCCATACAAGATAGTTTCAGATAATCCATGTAATGGTGTTAGGTTGCCACGTGTGGAACATAAGAATATGATCCATACGATAACAGATGAAGATTTAAACCAATTCGCAAAGTTTATGCGTGAGAAATATCCACAAGCCTATTATTTTTTACAAATAGCAC